TACGAGCTTTCTGAAAAAGTTAGCCGAATTTAGAAATTTGGAGATTGCCATTCCAAAGGACACAAAAGCATACGGTTACAACTATGCGCCTTTGGATACAATTCTGCCTATTATTCAGCCGTTGCTGAATAAATGCGGATTGGCATATTTCCATAAAACAGATTATGATAAGAAAAGTTGGAAAACTTACTTAGAAACCACGATTTATGAAATCGAAACAGATGGTATTCTCGGTTCTGCACCAGGATACATTACATCACGTATTCTTATTGATGAAGATGTTGTTTTGGCAAAGATGAACAAATTTATGGTGATTGGTTCTGCCTTGACTTATTTCAGAAGATACCATTTGGTAACTATGTTAGGGTTGTTAACTGACGAGGACGATGACGCAACCGGCGGAGGAACCATTGGCGGAGGTAGATCAATCGAAAGTAAAACAACCGCACAGGATTTTGTTAAAACTTTCAAAGGTCTTATTGAAGCCGGGAGAACAAAAGCGCAGATAGATGGTTTTTATAAAAAATACAGCCACGTATTTAGCGATGATCAAAAAGTAGAAATTGAAGAGTTAATTGTAAAAAACTTTAGCGTAAAAAAATGAAAGTAAATAGAGAACATTTTAGTTGGTCGCAATACGATTTGTGGCACAGAAGTAAACGTGAATATTGGAAAAGATATAGCGTTGGATCAGAACAGAAAAGTAATAGATTTTTCGATAAAGGAAAAGAACTTGCAACATTCATTGAAACAGGTGAAATTATTGGCCGTTCTGATGATGGTATGCTAAAATTAGTCGTGGAACAAATGCCGAAGTTAGAAATTCCTGAAGCGGAGATTAGATTTCATTTGTACACAAACGTTGGAAATAGCGAAGTATTGTGTTATTTAGATTCAATGTCAAGCGGGGCCGATAAGTTTTTGGAATACAAAACCGGAAAGATACCTTGGACACAAGAAAAAGTTGATGAAGCTGAACAACTTGTATTTTATGCTACTGCGATTTATGATAAGTACGGCATTATTCCAAACGCACAATTAGTTTGGGTTGAAACAATGGATACTGAAAATGATGGTTTACTATATACCGGAGTTGTTAAGACTTTCAACAGAGATTTTACAATGCGCGAACTTCAAGAAATGTATAGTAAGATTCAAAACACAATAAATGAAATTGCAGAATTTGAGTATGAAGAACTTGAAATCGATAATGATGATGTTAACCGATACATTTATTTGCAGAAAGTTATTGAAGAAGCTGAATTAGAACTTTCAGCGATTAAAATGAAAGTACAGTCGGAACTAATGGAAAAGGATGTGAAGTTTGGTAAGGGATTGCGTGGTAATTTTATAATTACAGAACGAAAAACCTGGAACTATACAGAAGTTGTGGAGGAATTGAAAAAAGATATTGCAAAACAACAAAAATTAGAACAAAAAAATGGAACTGCGACATTTAGTGTCGGACAGTCGATAATGTTTAAAGCTGTAAAAAATTAAGTTATGGAAAAGAAAATTGGAACGCTTGAAATAATTGGCGAAGTTGATTTAAACGGTGATATTACGTTAAAAGTTGCAGTAAATGATATTTCAACAAAGAATGTTACGAAGATTATTTTTTCGACAATAGCACACTTAAACCAAACATTAAAAGGTTTTGCATCAGAGGATGATGTTCAGCACCTAACAGAAGATGAGTATAATAATAAAAAACAAGAGTAATTATGAGCAAGTTTAGTTTAAAAATGAAAGTAACTGAAATTGGAGAAACAAAAAGTTTTGGAACCGATTTCAAAAAGAGAGAATTAATTGGCGAAACAGTCGATGGAACTTACACAAATGTTTTTGTGTTTGAATTTATTAATGACAAAACAGCTTTGTTGGATGAAATTTTGCCAAACACAGATGTAACGGTTCATTTTAACATACGTTGTAGGAAAGTAGAGTCCGCAGGAAAAGATCCGATGTATTTTACTTCATTGAACGGTTGGAAAGTTGAGATTTAGTTTTATTCGTGTGAACTAAATTTAAGTTGGAGTGTACGGCCTAAAAAACCGTACACTTTTTTGCGCGGATGCCGGCAAGATTACCATAGGTTCGATTCCTATTCCGCGTACTAATCTTAAAACTATGCAGGATATAAAATTTCCATACTATTCGGGTTACATAAGAAACCCAAATGCGTTAGGATACGTTTCCTTGAATAAGTTTATTGAAATTCATAAAAATCCAAGTCAGAAAACATTGGATATAATTGAACAAATAGGCATAGCAAGGGAACAGAATAACGATAAATTAAAAAGCACGCTGAAAGAACGATTAAATGCGTTCACACCAAGCGTGTTTATCAATTTAGGCGATGCACGAAAATATAGGAATATTCAAGCGTTTACAGGTTTAATGCAAATAGATCTTGATAAAATTCCTTCTGAAGCTGAAGCTATTGGCCTGAAAGAGCATATTTTCCATACACACGAGGAAATTGTTTGCGCTTATGTAAGTCCATCAAGACGAGGAGTAAAAGCATTAATGCGGATAAAAGCACCGTCAATGATTGGCGGTGTTTACTCACGAGATTATGCTATTAATAAATTTAAGGCGATGCATTTGGCTGTTCAGACAGAATTTGCGGAGTACGGTTATTTCGATACAGCTACAAAAAACGCAATATTACCGCTTTTTTTAAGTTACGATAAAGAAATTCTTTACCGAAATCTTGAAGATTGTAATGTTTGGACAAGAGAGAAGCATATTGATCCGGATTATCAAAATTTGAACGACACAGAAGCGTTTAAATACGATATTAGCAAAAACCATAGCAAAGCTACCGATATTGTAATTGAAGCGATTAAAAGCATAACAGACAACGGACATCCGCAAGTTAGGAGTGCTTCATTAATATTAGGTTCAAGAGTTGGTGCTGGGTATATCTCAAGAGATGAAGCTTATTGGCTGATGGAAAACCTTATTAAAAGCAACAGTTACTTGCAAAAAAATATTAATGGCTACATTAAAACTTCGAAATGGGGAATAGATAACGGTATGTTAAATCCAAAATTTTATTAATATGATACTAAAACACCAAATAGGATGTGGCTATTGCTACAAAGAAAGCATTTGCAAAATTAAAGATCCACGGATTAATAAAGCAAAGCAAGGATGCGTTGAATACAAACATTTTAAAAGCGTAAAAAAATGACAACAACAAACGAACTCTACGATTATTGTAGAAAACAAAAAAAACAGTATCCAAATTTAGCTGAAGAAATTGAAGATTTTTGGCAGTTATGTATGGATGAAATTGAAGAGGGATCTTCGGTACAAAATGAAATAGATTTGTGCGAAAGTTCTATTGATGAATTAATTAACGTAAATAATTAGCTATGGAATGGCGAGATAAAGAAGAACTAAATTCAAGATTTGACGATTTAGAACAAAAAGTAGGATGCACACAAGTAATTTTGATTGTGCTATTATTATTAACCGTACTGTCTATAATTTTTAGATGGTAAAAAACAAAAACAAATGAAGAAATTATCAGCAAGAGAAGAGGAAATTATAAACCTTATGAGAAAAGGTTTATCGAACAAAGAAATTTCAATAGTGTCAAAACTTGACCAAAAAACAGTTTCAACTTATGTTCAAAGGATCAGATTAAAACTTGAATTGGAAAAAAATTGCAACAGTTATTTAATTGTTTCAACTTACCAAAGGATTAACTTTCCTACAACAAAAGAATTTGGCGTATGTCCTGTATGTCAGGAAATAGATTGCGAATGTAAATGATAAAGTTGACTTGTGAGGATAATATGGTTCTAATGGCCCGTTATCCCGATAAACATTTCGACCTTGCGATTGTGGATCCGCCTTATGGCATTTTAAGCAAATTTGGCGACAGATTAGATAAGTATGGACAAGAGTTTCGTAAGTGGGATGAAAACGTGCCTGATATAGCTTATTTTGAAGAATTAAGGCGTGTTTCCAAACATCAGATCATTTGGGGAGGGAATTATTTTCCGCACCTATGGGAACTTAACCAAAAGAGTTACATTTTTTGGTATAAACACCAACCGATTAAAAATTGGGCGGCAGGAGAATTGGCGTGGACTTCACACAATAAACCTGCTATGTGTTTCGATTATATGTCATTCGGAAACGTAAACCAAGATGATAACAGATTTCACCCAACACAAAAGCCTGTTAGTTTGTATGAATTTTGTCTAATGGAGTATGCAAAGCCTGGCGATAAAATACTTGACACGCATTTAGGTTCAGGAGGAATAGCAATAGCTTGTCATAATTTAGGATACGAATTGGTTGGTTGTGAAATAGCGCAAGTTTACTTTGATAAGACAGTTAGAAGATTTGCAGAACACCAAGCACAAACGAGAATGTTTTGATTATAGAATTAAGACCATATCAGCAAGAACTGTATAGGACAACATACGATAAACTCTTCAATAAAGGGGTTAAAAAATTGTGTGTTGTTCTACCAACAGGAGGCGGAAAATCTATTCTGATTGCAAAATTAGCGCAAGATTTACCCGGAAGAACACTAATACTTACACACCGCATAGAGATACTCCAACAAAATTCGGAGTGGCTTCGCGGTGCTTGTATTTTAACAGCAAAAGAGAATACATTGAGATACGATGCGAAAATCGTTATAGCGATGGTTCAGACAACTTTTGCAAGAATAAAAAAATACGGAACAAAATACCTTGGGGAGTTTGATAATATAATTTTGGATGAGGTTCAGATACTAATTTTTGAAAAAGTTTTTGGACTCTACGATTATAATAAATTGATTGGATTTACAGGAACTCCCGTTTTAAATAAGAAAATATACAGTACAATCGATGATGTCGAATATGTACAAGATTATACTTTGTCAGAAATTTTTGATGACATTGCAGAGGGAATGGAAACGCAAGATTTAATTGAACTTGGTTATTTAGTGCAGGATTATAACATTGTGCTTAATTTACCCGATTTCGACAAACTTAAAGAATCAGACTCTGCGCCGGATGGATATACATTGAAGTCATTAAACACAGTTTATGGTAATTCAGCTTCATTAAAAATGTTAAGAGAAGCGTATTATACTTACGGACAAGGAAAGAAAACGTTGCTATTTAATGCGAGTACAAGCATCAATAAAAAAGTGTACGACAGCTTTAAAAAATTAGGATTAAATGTTAAAATGTTTGACACGGTAAACGAAACAGATATTAACCCGGAAACAGATAAACCATACACACGCGATGAAATTATTAATTGGTTTCGGACACAACGAGATGCAATTCTTATTAATACAAATGTTTTTACAACCGGATTTGATGTTGAAGATGTCGAAGTTATTATAGTAAATAGAGCAACAAAATCGTTAAGCCTTTGGATACAAATGGTAGGCAGAGGATCACGAACAACAAACGCTATTTACAAAGATACTTTTACTGTTGTTGATTTGGGCCAAAACATACACGAACACGGTATTTGGAGCCTAAAAAGAAATTGGCGCAAGTGGTTCTTTCCACAGCCACCGAGAAGAAAACATAAATCAGATTTATTCGATACTTGGGAGTGTGGTTCTTGCGGTGCTTACAACATCACCGGCGATACAATTTGTTCTGCTTGTGGTAGTCCAAAAGAAAACGCAGTAGTAAAAGAGGGGAGAGCAAAAAAACTTAAAGATGGAACACTTGAAGCGGTTGGCGCAATGCCGTTGCCAAAAGCTACATCGATTATAAAGTATTGCAAGTCGATTAATGAGGGTAGCAACTTCGCTTTTTTATTGTTGGAACGCAAAATTGTTGATTTGTTCGTTCATTATAACGTACAGCCTGATTTTTATCAAAGAAACAGAACAAAATTTGCTAAAAGAGTGTTAGAAATTTATAGGCCGATTTACTTCGGGATTATAAGATCAGATTTGCCTGGAGCAAGAAAAAAATTAACGACACAAGTAAATAGAGTATTAACCAAAATAGATAAAATTTATGCAATATGAAGAAAGTTAAACCAAATGCGATAAATCCGGTTGATTATTACAACAGAAATTGTATTGATGACGCCTTGGAATTACTCGTTAAAAAACCATCGATTGAGTTGGTAGGAACAAAGGCGTTAACTTTTGTAAAACAATATTCTGATAGATCAGTCAGGATGTTGGTTTTGGACAGAACAACAGGACTGTTTGAAGCTGAACATTCTAACGGTTTCGATGTTAAAGTCGGAGATAAGATTAGTTGTTTTCAATTAGTTCAAAAATACGTTTTTAAGAATAGTTGGCCCGAAACTTTGAGTTATGTTATGGTTCACAAGATGAATAACACTAACAAATATATTAGGATTGGTTTTGACTACTTCAAAAGAATAAAAAAACGTGATAGGTATGGTGTTGAACGCAACTATATCAAAAAATGGAAAAGACAAGAATTAGTTGATGATTATGGCAGAGATTTCTTAAATGTTATTGATAAATTTGATGACTTCACTATTGAACCAAACAATAAAGACTATCAAAGGATTGTTAGAAATTGTTACAATATGTACCATCAGTTTGACCACGAACCAATGCCGTTAAGTGAATATACCGGAGAAGAACAATGGAAGTGGACTAAAAAATTAATTGGACACATTTTTGGCAATTCTGAAGAAGAATTTGAACGTGGAACACGATATTTAAAGATATTATATGAACATCCACGACAAACATTACCAATTTTAGTGTTGATTAGCAGTGAACGACAAACAGGAAAATCAACATTTATAAATTATATGTCGTTGCTTTTTGGTGCAAATACGGTTGTAATTAATCCGCAAGATATTGGAAATACATTTAATGGAACTTATGCGGAGAAAAACGTTATTATGATTGAAGAAAGTCATTTTGACAATAGGCAATCGTTAGAGAAGATTAAAAACCTTGCCACACAAAAAGAAATTTCTGTTAACAGTAAACACGTTGCACAATATTCAGTACCGTTTTTTGGTAAGATTATTATTACTTCCAACGATGAAAACAAATTTAGTAAGATTGACGAGGAAGAAATAAGATATTGGGTATTAAAAATTCCTTCATTACAAGGAAAAGCAAATCATCAGATTGTGGAAAATTTAAGGGATGAAATTCCCGCTTTTTTATGCTATTTGAATACTTTGCCGCAACCCGACTTGACAAGAGATAGAATGGTATTTACTGCTGATGAAATTAGAACTGAAGCTTTGGAAGTAGTGAAAATTGAATCAAGAGAAGCACTGCACAAAGAAATATTAATATATTTGGATAATCACGCACAACAGAATACAGACATTGAAGTTTTTTACTTTACCGGGATTAATTTAAAAGAAAAGTTTTTTAACCACAACCACAGATACGGAATTGATTATATCAATAAAGTGTTGAGAAACAATATAAATTTCGAGAAAATTGAAAAAACAATGAGATATATCGCTTTGGAAACGCGAGATAATTATAGCGATAAACAAGTTGGTAAACCATATATTTATAGAAATCCATATTACGATGAAATTATAGAAGAAAATAATAACAGCCAGATTATTCCGGGTATAGATTTTTAGTTATGGAAAAAGAATTAGTAATGGTTAATCGCGATTGCGACAGGAAAAACAAGTTTTTTAACATTGAAGGATGGACTGAAGAAGAAATACAAGCTAAGATTGATTTCTATCCTAAAGATAAATGGTTCGCCGTAAGAAGATGAATGAAGAAGTACGACATTTAGAAGATGCTATGAGTTGGTGCATTAAAAACAAGATTGTTGTGTACCCAATTCCGATTAGCAACACAGAACTTAAACTTGATATTGATTTCAAAGGTAAAATTATTCACGGAGAAAAAATATATCAAAGTAAAGGAAGTAAAAAGGTAGGGGAAGATTGGAGTAATAAAATTAGGGAAATTTACCAATATTATTATGATAACCGAGAACCACTAACATCAACGACAGAGAAAGATAACCTTTAGCGATAAGGGTTATTTTTTTGCCCGGCCGGGCCGTTATCGTGTTTTTTTGGTGCCGTACCGCAATTGTGATCAAACTTCGAAAACGCCAAGGCATCGCCTGGTGCAAAGTTTTTTACCTTTTCAACAGATATCCGCTGTTTTTGGCCCGGTTTTTTACCTAACGATATCCCTAAAAAATTGGCATCAGTTTTTTGCCACGATATCCCGGAAAGGTATAGTTTTTTGCCACGATATCCGGAAAAAAGGTAGTTTTTTACCTTTGTAGGATATCCGCCGGTTTTTTACCTGTTTTTTACCACACGATATCCGGAAAAAATTGGCATAAAAAAAATCCGCAAAAAAAAACGGTTAACCGCAAATTTGCAAGTTAACCGTATTTTGTTAGTTGTAGCTAAATTGCGCATATAAACCGCAAATATATTTGTACCTTAAAATTGTAAATTCCATCGTGTAAAATTTAAGTTAAAAAACTGTCTTAAAAAATAAGCAGTTAACCGCATAAAAATACAGTTAACCGCTTATAAAAAATTTATTCGCCGTTAAATAAGCAAATTACTAACTTCACAAAAACCACCGCAAAAGTGACTAATAAACCACCGTAAATAAAAATTCCCAATAACATAACGCTATTTCTTAACTTCTGTTAAATTTGGCAATAAATTATTGTAGTCTGTTAGGTCTTCCTTTGCACCCCTACTTAACAAATAATTGCGTACATTTTCTTGTCCGCTTGTAATAAAAATACGGTTATTTGTTCGCTTGTTTGCCTTGGCTAAAAAACCGCTTGGATGCGCTTGTTCTGTTAAGGCAATAATGTTACATTCAATAGGTTCGCGTTGGCTGTCAGGTTCCAATTCGGTTGGGTTGGTTAACAATAAAAAACCGCGCTGTTTTAAAACATAAGCAGTATTCCATTGTGTTGCTATTTGCCCCAAACTATAACCGCTTTTAGAACCTTTCTTGTCGACATAATTTTGTCCTACTTTAACCATTTGTTCCACTGTGAAACCACTTGCACCACTGTTGAAAATGTGTAAAAGAATGTAGTCAAATTTATTCAAATACCTTGCATAATTGCCTTGTCCGCTTGCCTTGTCCGCTTCACGCTTCGCATTTATACTTAACTGTAATTTGTCAAAATAAACCGCTTGTGCTTCGGGTGACATTTGCATTACTTCATTCATTGGCAATTCTACAAAATGCGCTATTTCTTGCGCTATTTCTTCAATAGTTTGCAATTCGTTAACTAATACGTTAACGGCTTCGTTAACCGCTTTTAATTCATTCTGTGCGCTTGTTTGCGCTTGTTGTGTTGCTTTCATTTCGTGTAAAATTTAAGTTAATATAGTCCGCAGTTTGCGACTATAACGGGAAATAAAAAACTACGTTTTGCGTCTATGTTTATTTCCTTGTTTAACCACCGTAACGCCATAATTTAAAACGTCTGCACAAATTAAGGGTTCGTGCGTTGGTGCGGGTTGCTATTTGAAACCACTATTAAAACCACTACAAATGTAATACTATTAGTATAATATGCAAACTATTTGTACTAATATTTACAATTTTGTTAATAAATAAACACTTTTAACCCTATTTGAACCATTTTAACCGCCAAATGAAAAAAAACAGGCCCCCCGGTGATCGCCACTCCCCCCGGATATCCGTAGATTTTGGATTTTATCGGTATATACGCGGTTTTTTACAAAAAAAATTTTTGGTACCGGCTTGGTACCGGTACTATTTTGGTACCGTTTTTAATCGCAGAATGTGGAATTGTATTTTTTTCGGGATATCTTCCTGAAGTATGTAAGTTATTAATTTTCAGAGCGTTGGGAGTTTTTCGAAGTTATTTTAGCATTTTTACGCATAAAAGCGTATTTTCTTACAAACGGTAAAAAAGTGGTTATCAGGGAGTTAAGGAGAAAGTGGATGTAACGCAGTGTTAAAATTTTTTTTCGTTACACTTTTGTTACACTTTGTTACACTTTTGTTACAAATTGTAAGTAGTTGTATATTAGTACTTTATATTAAAAATTTAATAAAAAAGAAGTTTGTAACGTAATTTCGTTAAAAAAACGTTTCAATTTTAAAAAGGTCGTTTTTTTAGGTTTTCGTTTATATATATAAATTGGCTGTTTTTTCGTTACAAAAGTTACAACTTGCCAACGCACACATTTTCAACGAGTTACGTTGTAATTTTTTTGTAACTTTTTTTTTGGCAAAATTTTCGTTACAAATTTTCTTCAGGACAAATTTTCAGGCGATATCGTGCTGGCCAACAACAGACCACAAAAAAAAACAACCTCGGCGATTTTAGAAGTTGTCTTTGCATTGCGTTTGTAGTTGGCACTATTTGGGCGTGACGAAGATCCGGAGAGGAGGGTAGAACATAAGTTAAAATATTTTTTGCTGACAATTATTTTTATACTATATTTGTATATACAATTTTGAAAATGGCAAAAGAAAGACCAAATTTATCAATGAGAATCAGCGAACAGCTAAAGGCGGATTTTAAGCACGAAACCTTTATGCAAGGCGTTGATATGACAGAAACGATAGAATCGTTTATGATCAAATACGTTGAAGTAAGTAAAAAAGCAAGAGATGGCAAAGCGAAAGGATAAGGAACCTGAAGAGGTTGCTGAAGAAATAATTGATAATCTTGATGATATTTTCGTTCAGGCGGCAGAACAGAGCATCAACATTAGAACCCTGACAATTAAGGAAGAAAATATTACAGGCGCAAATCTTGGATTACCGGTAACGTACAAGACGCGAAAAAATTGGAAAGAATTAAAATTAGCTATTGATACAGAACACGCGGAACGCTTCAATAGAATTTTGCACGAACTACCGGATAGGGAATTTGCTCGTGTTTATTTAAAATCATTAGAATTTTTCAAACCGAAAGTAATAAGACAAGCCGGAGCAGAAGGCAAATTGCCGGACACAACAATTAATATCCAAGTAAATTATGGAAACAAAGATTAGAACATTAAGCGAAATATTGGTTGAAGCTGATAGCTGTGAAAATGTTGCAAGGTTAAAAGAACTTTCAACAGAACTTGTGAGCAACCGGACTAAATATCCGAGAGTACAAGTTGTTTATGGTTTAGAACACATACTTGATTTATTGGAGATTAAAAAGGCACAATTAGAAATACGAAAACTTTTAGAAGAATAATGGGAACATCATACAGCACCGACAAAAATGGATGGGTAAAATTCCAAAATAAGAGAATTGCAAAAATAAAATTGCGAAAATGGATAGCTGATTTTGCAAGTCAATTATCAGATGGAACTAAAAAAAGCAAGGAAGAGGAAACTGAAATGCTAATAAAGTTTTATGATGAAGATGGTTTGCCTGGAGTTATTAGAGCATATCAATTAAAAATGCAAATAAAAGAAAGTATAGATTTAGAAAACAAAATTTTAACCAATGGAAACACACACACAATCGAAGAACAAGAACATCACTGAAGATGTTAAGGGCCAATCAGAAGATGCGTTACAACAGAAATGCTATTTTTGGTTTTGGAACGAATACCCACATTTAAGGGGATTGTTATTTTCTGTACCAAACGGAGGAACTCGTGATCCGCGCGAGGTAAACAAACTAAAACTTACAGGTTTATATTCGGGTATTAGCGATTTAATTTTGCTAAACAGAGGAAGAACTTTTTTCATTGAATTAAAACGAGATGAAAAGGCAACGCAAAGCGAAAATCAAAAAAATTGGCAAAAACTCATAGAATCAGAGGGTTTTACTTATTTCATAATTTACAGTTTATCGGATTTTAAAATACTAATTCAAAACATTATAGAATGAAAATAAAAAATATATTCCCTTGTTTGTTCAAGCAAGAACTTACACCAAAAGAATCTGTAATAATGCCGTTGGATGATTTAAAAGCTGAGTATTCAGAATTTGAACTTTTAGTTGCGGCCAAGATACTTTATGAAAGAAAATGGACTTACGGTGCAAAAAAGGAACTGTTTTTAGATCCGTATTTGTCAAGTATTGCAAGAGAACATTCGCGTTATATGGCGATTGCCGGGAAGCCGAGCCACGATGGTTTTCCAATTAGATTGCAACAGGCACAGGAATTTGCATCTGCAAAATGGGTTGGAGAAATAGTTGCTTATGGATATTCAACTTCTTTTGGTGTTGTAAACGGATGGATAAAATCTCCATCGCATAAAGCTATTTTAACAAAAGAGAAAGCTACACATTATGGCATTTCTATTGAAACAGATGTTAAAGGAAAAAATTATTTCACAGTTTTATTTTCGCAACGATAATGAAAAAAATAATACGCATTGGATTATACGCAACATTTTTACTCTTCATTATGAGTTCGATGTTTTATGAAGAAACTAATTATTCATTTTGGCTGACATTATTTGTTTTTTGGCTAACAATGGTGATATTAAATAAAGAATAGATGAACATTGATGTTTCAGAAACGTTTGAAAGAACATATAAAGCATACAACGAAGTTATAAATCAAGAGGAAATTGACGCGAACAAACTTGAAGTTATAAAACCGATTTATAGGTACAGGCAAATTGTATCTATGGGCGGTTCCCGGAGTTCAAAAAGTTACTCGATACTTCAGATCTTGTTATTGGAAATGATAAGCCGTAAAAACCTAAAAATTACGGTATGGAGAAACCTAAAAAATGTTTGCCGAACATCAGTTTTAGAAGATTTTGAGAAGATTATTATGTTCGATTATCGGATTTTCAAGGACATAAAATACAACAAACAAGAGGGTTCGTTCACATATCTACCAACAAAATCAAAAATGGTGTTTGAAGGAGCTGACAGCATCGATAAAGTGTTGGGTGGAACGCAAGATATTTCATTTTTCAATGAGATTTCACAATTTGAAAAGCGTTTATACCTTGAAATAACACAAAGAACAGCAGATAGAGTGTTCTGCGACTACAATCCGAGTAAAACATTTTGGCTTGAAACGTATAGAAATGACGATGAAACTGTATTTATTCACTCAAATTTTGAACATAACGCATTTTGCCCTCCAAATATTGTAAAGCAATTAAAAGGATACGAACCTTGGGAAACCGGAAGTTATGAAGTACGAGGAAGTGAATTATTTTATAGAAATGCACCGATTAGCATACACAATCAACCGCCGCCTCATATCAAAAACATCGTTAAAGGTACTGCGGATGAATTTATGTGGTTGGTTTATGGTCTTGGAATAGGTGCAGAAAAGCCAAACAAGATTTACAAAGGTTGGTATGAAATTTCACAAGAGTTTTTTGATAATTTAGATTATGATTCGTATTTTGGTCTTGATTTTGGAGCAAGTAACCCAACTGCGTGTGTTGATGTGAAATACGATGGCGACAATGCTTTTTACATTTGTGAAAGATTATACACTCCATTACAAGATATTGCGGATTCACTTCCGACAATGATAAAATTAAAAGTTCCTTACATAATTCCCGGAAAGTCGTTAATAGTATGTGATTCAGCTAAAGAACAGTACATTAATTTACTTGCAAATGAGAATTATATGGCAATCGGAGCTGTAAAAGGTAGCGGTTCAGTCGAAGTTGGAATAACATTGGTTCAAGGTTTTACGATTTACTTTGTTCCATCAAACAATTTAAAGTTTGAATATGACAACTATTCCTGGACTGTGGATAAATATGGAAAAAGCGTGGATGTTCCTTTAAAAATGGATGATCACTTGATGGATGCTTTAAGATATGTGATAACTTACTTGGTAGGATATTTGAATATAAAAGTATAGTAAAGTGCTAAATATTGGCATAAATTCGTGTGTGTGAATTTACCCTTGATTAACGATTATGAGGCGTTGTCAAGG